CACTGCGATGGGTGCGGACACGAGATGAGCCTGTGTATGAATGAGGCCACTATGACGTGTATGTCCTGTGGCCACAAGGAGTTTATTCTCATCGACAGCGACAAGCCCTCCTATAAGGACCCGCCCCGAGAATTGTCGTACTATGCCTATAAGAAAATCAATCACTTTAACGAGTGGCTCGCCCAGTTCCAGGCCAAGGAGAGCACCGAGATTCCGGCGATGATATACGACCAGATTCTACTCCAACTCAAAAAGGAGCGCATCACCAACTTTTCGTCCCTCAAGCGCACCAAGTTGCGGGAGATTTTGAGGCACCTGGGGGAGACGAAATACTATGAGCATATTCCCCATATTATCAATCGCCTGTCGGGCCAGAATGCCCCCTTTATGAGCCGCGAAGACGAGGAAAAGTTGCGCCACATGTTTCGTGAAATCCAGCCGGCGTTCAAGAAGCACATTCCCAAGGGGCGTCGTAATTTTTTGTCCTATGGATACATTCTGTACAAGTTCTGCGAACTGCTCGAGATGGACGAACACCTGGCGTGCTTCCCCCTTCTCAAGAACCGGGACAAACTCTACATTCAGGACCAGGCCTGGAAGGGCATTTGTTCCGACATGCAGTGGCAGTACATTCGTACCGTATAGGGGGGGGATTCATGGATTCCCGTTCTTGTAGACCTGGAACATGTGCGGCTTGGCTCCGCCCTGAAAATGAAAGGAGAGGGCCCTGACCTCTTGGCCTGTCGCATCGGCCTCCTGAATGAAAAACTGCTCCTCCTTCTTGCGAATCTGCTTCATGGGCCCCTTCATCCTGTAGGTGGAAGGGCCCTTGTATCCCCCCGCAATGTTGATATTGTGATCGAACGTACAGGGGGCGCCGTCGACCTCCAGACTCTGATTGAGGTCGAGAACCCGCAGAAGGCCCTCGGACGCCAACAGGTGGTACAGCGTCATATCGCAAATGCCACCCGCCTGTCGGTTGTCCCGGTGCCAGTTGATTTTGGGCTCTATCAGCGATAGTTTGGTCTTGTTGATATACACGTCAGAACAGAGGGTGGCAAAGGCATCGCAGAACTCCCGCGTCAGAAGACCGTTGTGAATACAGCCCACCATATGCGTGGGGTTCTCGGACTGTTCGAGGCTGTAGGCAATCGTGTAGCCCTTGGCGTGAATCTGCGGGACAATCCGGTCGAGCCGTTCCACCACAATACAGTCACTGTCGGTGTGAAAGACGGACTCGAGGCCTTTCAATTCCATGAGTTTGCGCATGTAATAGACACGGGCAAAGCAGAGGAATTCGTAGCCGGCCGAGTTGGTCGAATAGTTGGTGAAATGGGCCCGAAACTCGGCCAACTCGGGAGATTCCAGTGTATCAATGGAGACGTGTTCCACATTGGGAACCGCGACAATATCCCTATTCGTATCATCGCCGAGCACAATCACGGGATTGTATTTCGCGTTCAGAAGAACGCAGGTGCGAAAATAGGACTGATTGCCTCGGTGGAGAATCACAATCGGGACCGTCGGGAGACTCATGGGCTGAGAACAATCCTATTGGTCTTCTTAAACTCTGTCTACCGAATGCGCAGTTTACGGTACCGTTTCGTATAAAATTACGCCCCCCTACAATTATACGAAACACTAGTGTTAAGATTCTAATTATATTCTTAACGGTATAGTATTCGCTGGGACAAGTGTCGTAGTGGGAGACAAGAGGGCGTCCGTCAACGCATAGGGGGTTGTATGATACATGTTGCCACATAGTTCGGGGATTTCAAACCCTGGGACACCTTTGAATTTCGCATAGCACTTGTCCCGAACGTCTTGGGGAATTTTCAAATTGCCGGCGAGGCTCACTTGATTAATGTCTTGGCGGATGGACTGAAGAAACGTTCCGCAACTCTTGCGGCTACTGACAGGGAGGGCCAACTCTTCTTCGATTTTGCGGCGGATGATTCCCCACGTCATGGAATGGGCTCGGAAGTCACTCGCCAAGGAGGCATAGGCCATCTTTTCTTGAATCATGTTCAGGATGCTGATGACAATCGACAGGGAGCCAAAGGCCCAGACAAACTGAAACCCGTTGACGACCTGATTTCCCGCAATGACGTTCAGAAGGCCCGCAATGGCCGATATAATATTGGACGTAATGGTCAGGCACTTGGAGTGGGAGTCGTAGGTGGTACAGGCCTCCGTATGCATCCACTCAAAGCACTTGGCTTCGTCGCACCATTTGGAGAGCATGGACTCGATGGATGTTTCCCATGTGAGAGTATCGGGGCCAGAATCGCTCATTGCTGAAAGGGGCTGTCAAAAAACTCGGGTAAGTAATCGAATGGATTCCTCGTAACGAGTTTATGGGGGGTTATAATTGGTCTACAAAAAACCAAGAGGTGAGTGTGTAGGGTACAATCAAGAGTCAAGAGTGGCAAGTGGGTTGTTTACAATCCGTGTTTACAACCCACGGGGGAAGCCGACCAGGTTGGCGCCGATACCGAACGAGGCGCCCTGGCGTGCCGTAACGCCCATGCTGGGGCTGACGGCGTCGAGGATGGCAAAGACGACCGCCGCTAATAAAGCGAGCGTGGCAATCTCGTCCATGGGGAGGGCCTTGCGGGGGATGAGAAGTGCTGCGGCAGCGACCACGAGACCCTCAATCAAGTACTTGATGACACGGTTGATGATTTCAGCGAGTCCGGAGTCCATTGTATATATTCCAAGGGCAGAAAAAAATCGCATACAGGGCGGGCCCCTCCTCTCTCGCTCGTAGAGCCGAAACGCGGCCCTCTTCGGACCGGAAGAGTCTAAAGCACCCACTTATATGAACCGGGAGAAGCCATGGCGAACAAGATTGTCGAGGATTTTCTGGATGAGGATGATGCCATCTCGGGGCAGAAGTTTGCGCTGGTGAGTTTCCTGAGCCCTGAAAACGTGCTGGAGAGGAAGGATTTGTTTTTCTTTGAGCGCTTCCTCCAGACGTACGAGGTCGACTGGAAGATCAAGGGGCTGGAGGAGTTTCTGGCGAGCAAGGTGTCGTCTATCAACAAGGAGTTGGAGGACAAGGCGATTCAGTTTGAGAAGGAGGACAAGCCGGACCTCGCCACCACCTGCCGGTCGGCCCGTATCAAGATTGACGCGGTCTTTGAGGACTACCATGCCTTTGTGCGCCAGAAGCAGAAGGACCTGAACAAGACGAAAATCGAGACGGCGTGGGACGACTTTTTGTTCAAGGAGCAGGCCAAACTGGAGGAGGAGTTTCACGCCAAGAACAACTTCCGGACGAGCATTCGGGGGTTCAAGGTGCGCGCCGTAGCCCGGGACGAAAAGGAGGCCGAGATTCGGGCCAAGAAACTCCAGGGCTCCGACAAGTATCACAATATCTACTGCGCAGAGGTGGGGAAGTGGACGCCGTGGGACCCGAAGCCCCACATGGTGGAGAACCAGGAGTACGCCCAGGAGGAGTTGAACAACCTGATGAAGAAGTACAAGGAGAATGAGGACCACAAGACGACCTTTTTTGACGAACAGCGGAAGGCGGGCATTAAGGAGTCCAAGGCACGGGCTACCGTAGGAGCCGCCGCCGCTCAGCCGACCATGACCAAGGTGGTGGAGGTCGCGGAGAATACCGTGGTGACTTCTGCGGAGGTGTCGGATGGCCTCTTTTCGGGGGCGGCGGATTTGGTGTTGGAGCGCAAGATGGCGGCTGCTGCTTCTGCGACAGCAACCGCAACAGCAGCAACAGCAACGACCGTGGAAGAGGTCAAGGCCGCAGAGACAAAGGCAGCCGAGACCCCCCTGTAAGGAATGAGTCACAAAGAAGACCCTATAAGAAAACACCATTGAATGACGTTTTCTTATACATCGTAGTCCATTTACCTTTACGAAAAGTATCCAAGAAGGTCGCCCGGCATGTCAAAAATCGTCTTGCGGACGCATGTCTGCTGGGTTCCATCACAGAACGTCCCTTCAGGGCACGGGACGCCGCTTCCATTCGGAGAGCGGCACAGGTAGTCCGTATTCTTGTCGGGGACATAGTTCATCTGGGGCGGGATGGCGGGAGGATTCACGACCGAGGCCTGCTGCATGGCGGCCTCAAACCCGCTGATAATCGGGCGGCTCTGACGCAACAAAATCGCCACAACTACAACGCCTACCAGAACGGCGAGCATGTACAACGCACCCTTTTGGCCACGCATTCTTCTACCTCTATGGGTTAAAATAAAAACTTAGGGATGGCCTGGAGAAGGCCATGTACTTACAGCCGGCCGGACGGGGAGGTCCGAATAGGGGGGCCTGTACGGCGGCACATTCGGTTTACAGAATCCGTTGATACACTTGTAGCCTTCCTGGCTACAGACACCGCCGTGGTCCGGACCGCAACTCAGGGCTCCGTTGTCTTCAAAGAGCATCGTGGCGAACCCGTCAATCACATTGGCCGGCTGAATGTACAGAACGACCCCCATCAGAATGACAATCCCGACGAATAGGAGACCCATTATGTGTCGATAGCCGCCCATTCCACCTATTGGTGTCTCAGAACGTTTTCCGCACCTGGATGGCCGGCCCTCGGAGCCGCCTCATCGCATCGGGGTCGTATTTGTTGATATCGTCTTCTGTCTTTTCCTTCATCATCGCCGCCGAGTGGGCCCAGAACTCGGGAGCGCCGATTTTGAAATCGCCGTGCATCTCGGCCTTGTACCAAAAGATGGCGTCCTCCAGTTTGTTGGACTGGGTATTGTTGTTGATGACCAAGCACTCGTAGTTCTGCGTACACTGGTCCATGATTTGGCAAAAGAACTCAAAGTTGGGAAAGGCCGAGCCGTAGTTTTCGTAGATGCGCTTGCGGTTCGACATGTAGGGCTCTCGCAAAATAAACACATAGTCGACGTTGGTTCTCAGGGAGGGCTGGATGCCGAGGGGGAACTGCATCGTAATCAGGAAAAAGACCTTGAGCCAACGGCCGTTCATGAAGAGGTAGCGAATGTTCTTGTCGTGGGTCCACGAGTCGTCGTACATACAGTCGTCCAGAATCAAGAACGACCTCGGGTCGAGTTTGGACTGGATGCCC